GCCTTATCTACAAAACTCCTCAACCCAGGAGGGACTTATACGACGGACGGCTATGGCCTCATCACCGGGACGGCCACCTTCTCCGTCGACGCGGCGGCGTCTGGGACTGCGGTCGTGGGCGGTCAGGTCCACCCAATTTACTCCGACCTCTTCGTCCATAAGTATACCCTGACCAAAGGACCGCTTAAAATCGACACTATCGTCGCGGAATACGTCGGCATCGACAGCACCACCACGACCGGCGGCAGGACCAACCCGAACGTCACGGCCTCCAACGGACTGACCTCCGAGCACATCGTCACCCACCCGAACTTCTTCGGGCCTGCAACCGGCTTCTCGACGGCCATCGCAGGCGACGGCGTGACATTCACGACGTCGACCATCAATTCAGAGGAAAAGGTCGGCGGGGACTTCGGCGCTCATTTCACCAAGGGGACCGCCACCAACGCCGGGTCGTTCGTCGGCTTCAAGGATTCATCGACCGCCGCAAAGCAATATTTCTACGGCAAGAACCAGTACCTCGCTCCGACGACTTCCTTCTCCGGGACCATCTACACGACGACTTCAGGTAATTGCGCGACCCTCCGTGACAGGGTCGGAAAGACCAGCACGACCAACTCTTTCGGAGGCATCAAACTATTGCCCGACCACATCGGGACAAGTTTCACGGCTACCGTCAAAGGCGCGGCCCGCCCCACGATCATGCTGTCGCAGGTCAACTTTGAAGACTACTGCGTCCAAAGCTCTGGCACGCCCAAGATTTTCAAGATCAACTATGAGATAAGGTTCAACCGCGAAGGCTATCCGGCGGAAGTATACGACGGCGCATGAGCAAGGCACAACCAGGCAGCGGGTACGGCTTCACCTCCAGCGGGTACGGCTTCACCCTTAACACGGAGCAGCCGTTCGCAGCATATGTAAGCACATCCACGCCGTCGCACCCTTTCAAACTAATTAACGTTGGCCTGAGGACTTCGGGTGGCTCCACTACAATCACCTATCAAGTCCAGTCTGGGACCATCAATAACCTCGTTCCACTCATCGACGACTATCCCAGCGCAACGACAGTCCTGCTTAACCGCGTGACCGCAGGCGTGGCTAACCCTCCCACCGCCGAACTGACTTCATCAAACTACGAATCCGGCACTAAGACCTGCTACATCACTCTTCGCGCCGGGGCTAAGACCGCCTCCCCTTACAATTACCCCGATAGCGACGTGACCAGCAACCAATACCCGGTCATCATCGGAGCAAATCAAATCTCGCTTGAAGGCGATACTTGGGGATACCTAATAATCGGCACAATCACCGTCGACAACATCACTACCCCGACGTCTTTCACCGTAAGTCAGAACATCACGGGGTCGCTTTGGGGTGACCGAATCAAGGTAAATGGCCGAACGGCTTCATATTACTACGCCCGCATCTAAAGATGGGCTTTATCATCGGAACAGGGTCTAACTCTTCCACTTGGGGAAAGTGCCGCACGCCAGTCTTCAATAAGCTTGAGGGGGCGGCTGGATTCTTTAGCCATAACAATGTTGCATCAGATGGGTTTGCTCCGGCTAACGGGGGTTACTTCAGGTGTGCAAATTGGAAATACTTTGACGCTGACGAGTATGGTAATCCCAACTTTATCGGACCTTTTGCTTATGCCTTAGCCGCGGGTGGCGGCGTCGGATATACATTCCGGATCGGAGCCTTCGGGATAGACCCAAATGACACTACGCTATCGCCCAGCTTGCTTGACGATTTGGAAATCCAGCAATCTTGGGTAGGTCGTGGCGCCGTGCTAAACACCGGGACAATCTCGATGGCCTACGCGGCGCTTGATGGGCTGGCGAATTCAGGGCAATCCGTTCCTACCGGCTCGGTCACGGTGGTCAGTCTGGACCTATAACCCCACCCCCCCTTCCATCCTACGCAAGAATAAGACCCGATGAGCTGCCCAAACACCGTCACCATCTCGAGGGGCAATTCCTTCGCCTGCGTATTCTCGTGGACTCCCGGGGCGTCCGGCCCGGCCAACCTGCTGGCCACGACCCTCTCCTCGACCTTCGAGGACAAGCAGTTCAACCAGTACCAGATGACCGTCACCAAGGCGGGCGACGGCCTGTCCTTCACGGTGGCCTACCCTGGCTCGACGGCTGACTGGGCCATCGGCCTCGGGCGCTGGGACATCAAGTTCGTCTTCCCCGGCTCGTCCGTGACCCGTTCGGAAATCTTCCGCGTCAACGTCATCGACTCCGTCACCGTCTGATTTTATGGCCTTCGGCACCATCACCAGCACCTCCAACACGTTTGGATCAGTAGACGGCACGGCCACGGGGTCAGTCCCTGGCACCCTGTCGGGTTCGGTCGGAGTCCCCGGTCCGCAGGGTCCGGCGGGGAGTCAAGGGCCGGCTGGTCCTGCGGGTCAAGGCGTGCCTGTCGGTGGTACGGCTGGTCAGTTCCTGACCAAGATTGACGGGACGAACTACAACACCGATTGGACGACCCTGAACGTCTCAGGCAAGCGTGACCTGACGGACTTAGACTTCACGAATGCTGCGGACGAGAAGCTGGAGACGTTCGGTGTGCGTATTCAGAAGACTTCAGGAATGACTGAAGCTCTTTACAATATCGATCTCAATGCCGAACAGTTTAACCTTGAGCGAGACACCTCGTTTGCGGGAACGGTGGCAGGACAGCTTCGCCGTCTAGTCATCACCCCACTTTCGGTCGACTCGCTATTTCAAGTTTTCGATGATGTAGATGGAACAATCATCCCCGGTGCTGGGGTGGGTTTTGTTCTAGATCCAGAAGGACTCCGTTTTAAAGACGCAACGGGAGGACAGAAGGTAAACTCAATTCGGTATGACTTAAGTAGCATCATCTTCGGCAACGGCTCGACCCAGACGATCGCCTTCCCCGGCTTCAACAACGCGGCGCTGACGGGCAACCCCACCGCCCCGACCGCCACCTTCGGCGATAACGATACCTCCATCGCCACGACGGCCTTCGTCCAGGCTGGCCTCCTCGGTGGCACGGCGAACGCCCGCAACCTTGAAGTCGAGGTCCGCAACCAGTCCGGCTCGACCATCCCTGCCGGTTCCATCGTCTACATCTCCGGGGCCACGGGTAACCTTCCGCTGATCACGCTGGCCCAGGCTAACAACGACGCGAACTCGGCCCAGACCATCGGCTTCGTCAAGACGGCCATCACGAACAACGGCACGGGCTACGTCATCGTGCGGGGCGTCCTTGAGGCCATCAACACTTCGGCGCTGACCGAAGGCGTCCAACTCTACCTGTCACCGACGACCGCCGGAACGTGGACGACGACCAAGCCCTCGGCTCCGAACCATCTGGTCTACGTCGGCGTGGTGATCCGTTCGCACCCTACGCAGGGGACCATCCTCGTGGCGGTCCAGAACGGCTACGAGCTGCACGAACTGCACGACGTGGCCTTGGCGTCCGAGGCCAATAACGACCTGCTGGTCTACGAACTCTCGACCGACCTGTGGAAGAACAAGTCGGCGGCGACGCTGGGGCTGGCTGGCTTGAACAGCCCGACCTTCACGGGTACGCCCTCCCTGCCGACCGGCACGACGGCGGTCACGCAGAGCATCAACGACAACTCGACTAAACTGGTCACCACGGCTGGCCTGCGGGACAACCTTTCGGACTGCACTTGGAGCGTCCCGCCTATCACCACTACCACTACGGCTACCAGCGGAACAGGTGCGGCATATGTCAACGCATCGCCAGACTTCGGATACCTTACCGGACCGAACGCTAACCTTGCTGGCTTCTGTCAAAAATACTTGCTGATATTTGCCCGTAGTAATTCCGCCTACGGCTTCAATTTTACCAAGGAAATCCGTGTCGCTTGTAAGATGGCGATTAGCTGGAGCGGCACCTCCACGGGAATTACGTATAACTTGTTTTTCCGTGTAAATAGCGGATCTGGAACAGGCTCTCTTTCTCAGATTGGCTTTGGCATTTCTATCAACATGGCGACCAAGGTGCTGTCCATCCAAGCCCACGACGGCACGACGCTGACAACCAAGGCCACATCTTGGGCCTTTCCCAGCGGCATCCGCTCGGTGGACTTTATGGTAAAGTCTGACGGCACGGGCACGGTCTACGCATATGCCGACGGCGTCCTCATCGACAGCACGACTGGTATGTCCACGGCGACAAACTCAGGGGCCGTTACATCTGCTCTTAATGTCGTAGAAATTGTCTCCGCCGGGGGAACATCCACGGGAGGCGCGACTGGCTACGTCTGCAACCTCCGCTCCTTTGTCGCCCACGGATAACCTATGACTACCTACCGCATCACCTCCTGCCTCGCCATCGGCGACTACGCCCAACTGCTGGCGACAGTCTTCCCGGCGTGGAACGGAGAACCCGTCACGGCGACCCAGTCCGAAATCACCGTCACCTTCGCCACCCCGCAGACGCCCGTCGACCTCGGCCCCCTCGTCAAGGTGGAGGTCGTGTCATAACCACCGCTTAACCTATGATCACCGCCATCCTCGTCTCGTTCATCCTCGGCCTAGTCACGGGACTGCTCGTGATGCGTAAGCACAAGGCCAAGGCCGACTCCATCGAAGCCAAGTCGAAGACCCTCCTCGACGCCCTCAAGGGCAAGTAAGGCCGTGCGTCTCGCCTTGGCCGTCATCGTCCTGCTGGCCCTGACGACCGGGTGCAGTCTGCTCCGCAAGGGCGACCCTGCCCCGCTGCCGAAACAGCCCGACGCACCGACGACTCCCTCGGTCGTCCAGAACCTCGGCAAAGACCTCGACAAGACGGACCACCGCGTCGCCTCGGCCCTCGTGGCCATCGAGCGCAACGCCGACAAGCCCAAGGTGGTCGTGGCCGAGTCCCGCCTAGCCCAATCCTATCTGCCCGCCCCGCCTGAAGGGGACGTGGCCTTCGCCATGGCCCGGGCGACCAAGGCTGGCACGCCCCAAGGGGACGTGGACTACGCCAAGCAGATGGAGTTCGGACGCAAACTCGCCACCGCCGTGACCCGTGCCTGGGAGAAGCTCGAAGCCGACCAAGCCGAAGCCAAGCGAGTCTCCGGCCTGAAGGACGCCCGCATCGTCGAGCTGACGAAGGAGGTCGACCGCGTGAAGAAGGACGCCTCCGCCCAGACTTGGACGCTCGTCGGTGCCGGCCTCGCCGTGATCGGTGCGCTGACGACCGCTTTCATGGGGCCGCGTATCGGCATCCCGCTGCTCCTGTGCGGAGCCTTCTGCGGGTCCGTCCCCTTCATCATCGACTCGCCCTGGTTCGAGTACGCGGCTGGTGCGACGCTCGTCATCTCGTGCGGCCTCGGCCTCTGGTGGCTGGCCGACAAAGTCCGGGACGCGGTCAACAAACCATCCGACGATGAGCCGCCGCAAGCCTAAGCCCGTCAAGGTGGTCTGGCGTAAGTTAGGCCGTGAGCGTGCATGGGGTCAGGCCACGATCGGCGAAGACCTCATCGAGATTGACCCCCGCCTCGGCGCCAAGCGTCAGCTCGAAGTCTTGTGCCATGAGCAGGTCCACCTGCTTTTCCCCGGCGTGGCCGAAGCCGAAGTCGACAAGGCCGGCAAAGCCCTGGCGAAGATGCTCTGGGCTCAGGACTACCGCCGCGTCATGCTCGCCCCCAACGCCAAGCCGCCCCGCATCTCGTGAGCCCTCCCCCGCCAATTGACCCGGAGTCCATCCCGAAGGAAGTCCGCGAGGGTTTCGTCGCTGGCATCATCGGGGCGATGGCGATGACGGCACGTCTTCTCTTGTCCCAGGACAAGCAGACATGGGGGTGGGCGGCTCGTCGCGTGGCGGCCGCATCCATCACCGCCGTGCTGACGAACTACGCGGCTCAGGATTATATCACTTCAAGCAGTCTGCGGACCGCCGCCGTGGGCGCGCTTTCTTACGCATCACCCGAGGCCTTAGACGCGCTTCTACGTTGGATAAAGAACCGGGCAGACCGCGAGGTCGAGAAGCTGTCCAAGCCTAAGCCTAAGCCTAATGGCAAAGCCTCCCATAAGAAGCGCAAGTGAGGCCAACCTCACTCTGGCCGTCCTGATCATGACAATCGTCGCCGGCCTGACCGCTCTCAGCTGCGCGCTCACTTCGTCGTACGTCCTCGACCAGTTGCACAGTTCGGAGGCATTAGCCCTCATCGTGGTCGACGGGACTCATATCAAGTCCGACTCCGCCGACCTAGAACGGAACCTGTCCTGGGCGACGCTGGCCCTGAAGTCCGTCCGCGACCTTGGCTGGGCCTTGGCCGTGGGGTGCCTAGGGGTGGGGGTGGCGGTCTTCTTACGCTCCCGCCGTCAAAACGCCTCCTAGGGCAAGCCAGAGGGGTCTATTGCCCCTTGACGGAGGCGACCCTAATGGCAAACTGAACTCAGTCGGGTAGGGGTACGCTCGTTCATGGCGGGCCTCGATGACCTGAGGGCGTATCATATGTAGCGCCCTGACCCCTTGAGTGGGGTCACAGGGTATTTGCGGAAAGGTGCTTGACGAATGTGGAACAGTCCGCCAAGGTCATTGACGCACCACCAAACACATGAAAGCCCTCGCTACCCTGTTCGCCATCGCCGCCATCGGCTGGCTCGCCATCGTGACCTTCTGCGGTCCCGAACTCTACCGCGTCATCAACGGCCCGGAGCCGGTGAAGTCCAAGGCCGTCCGCAGCCACCGCTAATTTCCCACCCACACAACACATGAGCAATACCACCAAACCCAAGGCCGAACTCGTCTCCGACAAGGCTATGACCGAACTCCTCAAGCGCAAGGCCATCGACTTCCGCAAGGCCGCTAGCCTCAAGGACCGGGACGGCTGCGTCAAGGGCCTCGGCGCCTACGCCCTCTACGGCATCGACCATGTCCGCGGTCAGCTCGTCGTCCTCGCCAGCGAACCGACCGCCGGCGACTTCAACAAGTACGTCACCGCCAAGGCCAAGGCCGACGTCTGCTCCCGCTACGATCAGGTTGTCGAGTACCGGGACGCTGGTTCCCACTCCAACCCCAAGGTCACCATCCTCTGCTGGCACCTCGCCTAATCTTCCCACCATGCCCAACGCACACCACCCCTACACCGAGACGCTGACCTTCGCCGGTCGCGTCATCCCCCTCAAACGCCCGATGGCCGAGTTCGCCGCCCGACGATTGCAGGCCATCCTCCCGCAGATCGCCGCGCTCAACGCCGCCGGCAAGACGCAGGCCGATGCCGCCGCCGCCCTGGACACGACTGTCTGCACCCTGCGGACCTGGCTCGACCTGACCGGCACGACTTGGGTCAACCTCAACCGCCGCGGCCCGTACGCCAAGCGCAACAAGTAAGACCATGCCTGACGCCAAGTTTCAGTTCGTCTCTTCGGTGACCTTCCTCGGTCGCGTCATCCCGCTGCTAAAGCCCATCGCCGTTTTTAACGCCCGCCGGCTTGAGGCTCTCCTCCCGCAGATCGCCGCGCTCAACGCCGCCCGAATGAGCAAAGAAGCAGCCGCCAAGGTCGTGGGCGTGACCGGGCAGACTCTGGCTACGTGGATTAAAATCACCCAGACTACTTGGCTCGGCAAGGTCAAGCAGCCGAAGGACAAGGGTCGTAACCCGGTCAAACAGCGCGCTTACGTCAAGGCCTGGAAGCAGCGCAACCGCGAGAAGTGGAACGCCACCAAGCGAGCATACTATCAACGCCGCAAGGCCCGTCTCGCCGCCCTTTCCCATGCCTGACCCATCCCACCGCCCATACAATCCCATGACCATCATCAAACCCGACTCCCTCCCCAGCCTCTGGTGGCTCTTCCCCTGGAGCATGGCCCGTCAGCTGCACAAGAACGCCGTGGCCCTCAAGGCCCTGACCGACAAGCTCGACGCCGAGGTCAAGGCCCTCAGGTCTTCCCGTGAGCATTGGGTCAGGAAGCACGACCGGGCCTACGAGGTCGCCATGCACAATGAGCGCGTCATCCGCGAGATGGAGGAACGCAGCCGATGAGCACCTTCAAGCACCTCGACGGCATGGTCGCCCTGCTCTCCGAAGTCTACGAAATCAATGAGCGCATCATGACCGGGGACATCTGCTCCAGCAAGACCGCCATCGCTTCGACCCGCATGAAGAAACTCCTGCACCACTACCACGAAGCCCTGCACGAAGACGGCGCCGTCAAGGTATCGCTTCAGGCTTACGCCGCCGCCGGTGGCTGGGTCGGTATAACCTACTCCTACGAGGTCGACGGTTTCGAGGTCGCCGGATCACAAGTCCCGAGACGCGTATGAGCGACCTTGAACTGACGATGATGCGCCGCGTGGGCGAGCTGAACAAGGAGGTCGCCGCCCTCAAGGCCGAGAACGTCCGCCTCAAGACTGAGGTTGAGCATCTGATGGTCTTCTGTAATTGCACCCTTATCCCTAACAAAGAATTACAGGCACAGGTCGAACGGCTGACCAAGGCTGGGGATAACCTTGTCTATGTGGTCACCGAACACCCAGTTGCTGAACCATTCGTAAAGGCTTGGTTCGCCGCCAAGGAGGGCAAGCAGTCGTGAGTATCTACGGAAACCACGAACATAGGGGCGAGGATGCCTTCATCAAGGCACAGTTTGAAGTCGCCCGCCTCAAGGCCGAGGTGGAGCGGCTGGACACCCTCTGCAAGCAACTGATGGCCCAGCACTCTGACATCTCCTGCGAGAACATCATGCTCCGCAAGGCCGGGGATTTGTTGGCCTTTCATTACATCTCTCTTGGCCGTAAGTTCTTCCCCAATGACCCGCTTCCGTCCAGCATCTCGGACTGGAACTCCGCCAAGGAGGGCAAGGGCCAGCCATGACCCTAAACCAACGCTTCTCGGTCGTCGCCCTGCTGCTCCTCGGGCTCAACGCCCAAGCCAAGACCGACGCCGCCTTCCTCGAGGCCGTCGCCGAGGTCGAGTCCGGCCACAACCGCAAGGCGATCGGCAAGGCTGGGGAACGTGGGATGTATCAGGTCAACAAGGCCGCTTGGGATGACGCCTCCGCCCGCCTCAAGGCCGAGGGCCATTACGCCTTCCCCTGGTCTAAGTGGCGCGACGCTACGGCGCAGGACATGGTCGCCGCTTCTCATCTCCGCTGGATCAGGGCGAACTTCCACCGCATCGGCATGACCGACCCGACCCCCGAACAACTCGCCCTTGTCTGGAACGTCGGCTGGACCGCCGCCCGTTCCCAAGGCTTCCGGGCGAACGGCTACGCTTTCCGCGTGGCTAACCTTTTCCGCTTGTCCCAGCGTGGCAAGTGACAAGGGTCTTGCCCATGCATCTTCTTGTCGCGATCGACCCTGGCGTGAACGGGGGCATCGTCTGGTCCCTTGAAGGCGACCCTGTCGAGTGCGCTAAGATGCCCGCCTCTGATGTCGAGGTCTGCCAACTGCTCGCTGACTTGAGCTGCAAGGCCAAGGACGTCAGCCTCTACCTTGAGGAACCTCCGCTGTTCGCCGGCAAGAACATCCCCGGGTCCGCCATCGGTAAACTGATGTGGAACACGGGCGTCCTCTACGGCGCCGCGGTCGCCATGGGCTGGAAAATCCACCGCATCCGTCCGGCCATCTGGCAGAAGACGCACACCTGCGGGACGAAGGGCGAACTGACGACGACGCAATGGAAGAACAAGCTGAAAGCCCGGGCCGCCGAACTGTTCCCCTCGGTCGACGTCACCCTCTGGAACGCCGACGCCCTCCTCATCTTCGACTCCGCCACCCGCGGCGTCATCAACTAATCTCCCCCATGAAGAAAGACTCCAAACTTCCGACCGAATACCGCATCATCGCGGACTCGTCCTACATCGTCTTACCCGATCAGAAGGTCGCCCGCCTGCTGACCCCGACCGTCCGCAACGGCGTGACCTATTACAACCTCTTCGTCCCCGGCTACACGCGGATGTCCCTCGACGACATCGAGGCCACGCTAAAGGCCGGTGAAGTCACGAAAGCCGAACCTACCAAATAATCTCCCATGAGCACCAAACCCACGCCCACCTCCGCCACCGCCTCCCTCGTCCAAGCGCTCGCCGCCCTGGACAACGTGAAGGCCAACAAAATCAACCCGGCCTTCAAAGCCAAGTACGTCTCCCTCGACGCGCTGCTCGACGCCATCAAGCCGGTCTTGCTCGACCACGACCTCGCTCTGATCCAGACGCTGGTCAGTCAGGAGGGCAAGGTCGGCGTCTCGACAGCCTTCCTGCACAGCTCTGGCGAACGCTTCGAGTTCGGCACCCTGCTCGTCAAGGCCGAGGGTCTGACCGCCCAGCAGATCGGCGGGGCCATCACCTACATCCGCCGTCAGTCCATCCAAACCGCCTGTGGTATCTCGGTCGACCTTGACGATGACGGCGCCGTGGCCTCAGCCGGCTTCCGCGCTACGGCCTCCGCACCTTCCGCCCCTGCCTTCTCCCCCACCCCTCGCCCCCTGACCAAATGAGCCAAGACCCCTACGACCCCATCAACGCCGCCATGCGGCACCTGCACAACCAGAACCTCCTCGCCGCCGAAGAGGCCAAGCGGAAGGCTCAGGACGAGCAGATGCAGGCCATGCGTTACGCCGGCAACGAACTCGCCCGCGTCCTCGATGACATCATGCAGTCTGAGCTCTGCCAGTTCGACGCCATCTCGAAGGCTTGCTGCATCGCCACCATCGCCAAGTGGAACCGCGCCAAGACCGGGCAACTCTGATGCCCGCTGACGTACCCAAGGGCATCGAGAAGATCGCGGCCACCGTCCCGAAGCAGTACGCCCTGCTGCTCTTCCTGGACGGCTTCCCGTACGTCGAGTTCACGGCCCGCAAGGCCGCCGACTTCCTGACCGACCTCAACGCCTGGAAGCGCAAGACCTACCCGTCCTTCGCCCGATCACAGGTCCGCTTCTTTACGCTTGCCCCTAACGGCGAGATAAAGGAACTTACCTTCGCCCGATGACCAACCGCGAAAACATCAAGCGCCTCGTGGAGAACATCACGGGCTCGCTTGCGACCGTCCAGCACATCGCCGGACGCTACGAGCAGCACGATGCCGACATCATCACGCTCTCCGACCTGAACCGTTCGGCCATCACCGAACTGCAGGTCTTCTCCGAGTCCATCGAACTCGCCGACGAAGCCGCCGCCGTCAAGCCCCTCCATGACCGGGTCCATGTCCTGGTCGTCCAGCTGCGCGTCCTGCGGAACACCCTCGAACAGATGGAGAACGCCGCCGAGAAGGCCATCGAGGACGTGCGCCGTATCTCCGCCTCCGTCGAAGAAGCCAGCCCCGAAGATGACAGCCTGTGAACTCTGCAAAGGGGCCTGCTGTGAAAGCATCCTCCTGCCCATCGACGCCAGCCCGACCACGACTGAGTTTTATTCCGCCCGTGGGTCGGTCTTCCAGATCGTCGGACGCACCTACGCCGAACTGCCTTCCCGTTGCCCGCACCTGTCCGGCTCCGGCAAGTGCAAGACCTATGCCAGCCGCCCGGTCGCCTGCTCCCGCTTCGCCGTGGGCTCGACCATGTGCCTGACCGCCATCGAACGCCGACGCCCCGATCAGGCCGACGCCATCAAGGCGCTGCTCTGACCTTTCCCACCAACACCAATAACATACCATGCCAGACCTCATCACCGAACGCGTCGTCTACGACTCCATCGTGGCCCTCAACCAAAGCGGAGCCAAGGAACTCCTCAAGTCCCCGGCCCATTACCAGGCTTACCTCGCCCGCACCCGCGAGGAGTCCAAGGCCCTGCGAGTCGGCACCGCCGTCCACAAGCTGGCCCTCGAAGGGCTCGACGCGTACAACGCCACGCACGCCATCGCCCCCGAAGTCGACAAGCGCACGAAGGAAGGCAAGGCCGAGTGGGCCGAGTTCGTCACCGCCAACGAAGGCAAGGCCATCCTGACCGCTGAAGAGGGTATGCTTGTCGACGCCGTGGCCAACTCCGCCGCCGTCTGCATGAAGAACAACGGCATCGTCCTCTCGAAGACCGAAGTCATGTTCACCGCGTTCATCGGTGACACGTTGTGCAAATGTGCCATCGACGGCATCTCCGACGACGGGTATATCTACGACTTGAAAACGTGTGAAGACGCCAGCCCTCGCGGATTTTTGGCTGCCTGCCGTAAGTATAATTACGCCCTGCAAAATTACTTTTATAGGCACGCCGTCGAGTCCGCCTATAAGTGCCGCGTCCTCGGCTTCCGCTTCATCGCCGTCGAGAAGGAGCCGCCCTACGCCCACGCCGTCTATGAGCTGGGGCCGGAACTGATGACCAACGCCGCCTTCGACTTCGAGCGTGCGCTGACCCTCTACAAGGACTGCACCACCTCGGGCAACTGGCCCGGTTACCAGACCGAGATCACCACCATCGACATCGCCGCCAAGCCCAGCGCCGCGACCAACATCAACTTCGCATAACATGGAACCCAACAACGAAAAGACCCCGCTCACCACGATTACCCAGAGCGGTACGTATAAACTGAAACTCATCCGCCCCAAGGGGACCGACAAGGTCAAGGTCTGGGAGGACGGCACGGCCTCCTGCAGCTTGTTCTTCCTTGATGACAAGGGCTTCTGCCTGTGGAAAAACTTCGGCACCGGATACGGCAAGGCGCTTGCGATGTTAGTCGGTAAGTACTCAAGTAATTTCGCAAAGGAGATCAGGCTCGATGCCACTCCGGCCGAGTATTTGGAGTATATCAGCCCCGCTTGCGGCCAGACGTGCCTCATTGGCGTGGAAGTCTCTCACGCGAAAGACAAAGCAGGGAACCTGAAGTACGATAAGGACGGGAATCCGAAGTGGGCTTACCGCTTCACCTACCCGAAGGGCTCCCAGAAGCCGACCGCCCCCGAAGAGCCACTGCCCCCCGAAGGCGTACCCTTCTAAGCCCGTGACTGACGAAGCACCCACGCCGATGGCCGCCCCGACCCTCGTGCTGATTTCGGGGTTCGCCAGGGCCGGGAAGGACACTCTCGCCTCCGGGCTTCTTGAGTGGTCCACCCGCCCCGCCGAGCACATCAATCTGGCAGACTCGCTCAAAGAAGCGTCCAATCATTTTCTCGATTATCTCGGCTTAGACGGTTCGTTTTTTAACGAGCAGTTTAAATGCGATAATCGGGACGCCTTGGTAAACTTCGGCAAGTTCGCACGGCGCCTAGATCGGGACGTCTTCGCCCGCCACTTCGCCAACTGGTGCCCGGTCATGAAGCACCACGACCAACCCTCCCCCGAGACGGTGGTCTGCTCCGACTGGCGCTACATCAACGAGCTGCGGGTCTGTCAGGACATCCTCTGGGAAAGGGGCTGGAAGGTCCGCACCGTCTATGTCGCCACCGCCGGCATCGGCCCCGCCAACGATGAGGAACTGGACAGCATCGCCGAGATACGGGCCGCCCATTCCTTCGACCAGGAATACATCTTCAAGCCGAACGCCCGTCAGCAGATCATGTCCGAAGGACGCATCCTCGCCAAGTCATGGAGGCTCTGACCCCCGAGACGCTGGCGTGGGCCCGCAAGGTCGGCCTGTCCCCTGAGCGCGTGGCCTTCCTGCTCGCCTGCCCCAAGTACACCATCTGCCACGGCCAGCGTAAGTCCGAACGCAACGTGAAGGACAACCCGAACCATCACCTGCAGCGCCTCGGTGACTGCTACTGGTTCCGGCTACGTCGTCGCGGCACGGACATCGTCGAGAACATCGGCGGTGACCTGACCACGGCCCGCAAGCGCCGTGACGAGATGCTGGCGGCCTTCGACGCCGGCAAGCCCATCCCTTACCTCAACGCCCGATGAGCACCCGAGCGCCAAAAGGCAAAGCCATAGACGCGGCCCTGTATCAGTTAAGGCATGGCTCTAGCACAAGAATGGCCGCAATCATGTTCGGGGTTCGTATTTCAAGCGTGGCACCAGCCGCAAGAAGGCTAGGAGGAAGCATCATGTCTGTCAGGCAGAACAGGCGCATCTTCAAGAACAAGGGCTGTTACTGCTTTCGTTACAGGACGGCGACTTTGAACGTTTACCGCAGGCTCTCCCCGGACATCCACAAAGCCCGCATCATGCGTGACAAAATCGAGCAAGAGCTCGGCCTTTCCAAATGAGCATCATCCGCTGGGTAGCCGCTGGAGACAACCACGGCCAATTGGTCTGCGAAGAAACGCAGGACGCGCTGGCTTCTTTCATCGGCCGCTGGAAACCCCAGCTACGCATTCATACCGGCGACTGCTTCGATTTCGGCGCCTGGAGACGCGGGGCAACCCCTGACGAGCAGGAGGAAGGCATCACCGACGACCTAAAGCACGGGAATTACTTTCTGCGCAAGGTGCTCAAGCCGACTATCTTCATGCAGGGTAACCACGACATCCGCGCCGAGGAGCAAGTCCTGTCCCGCAACGGCGACCGCCGCGACAACGCCATGCGGGCCGTGCAGTCATACACCGACACCTTGGCTGAGATCGGTTGCAAGGAGTTTCATCGATACTCGGTCAAGGGTAAGGACTCCGAAGGGGTCAACCGCTTCCGCGTCGGGAAACTCACCGGCACGCACGGCTTCAAGGCTGGCGTGGCCGCAACCCGCGAGACCGCCCGGACCCTAGGACGCCCAGGGGATGTCGTGATCCATGGACACACCCACGACTTCTCCCTCTGCACGATTGAGCATCTTGAGGCCGCCATCGTGGGAGTCTCCGCCATGTGCTGTATGGACATCAACAAAGCCGACTATGCGCTGCGAAGGCTAGCCACGACGAAGTGGTGCAACGGGTGGCTCCATGGGGTCATCGACGAGAAGACCGGCGACTGCAAGGTCTGGACGGCTCACCGATTTCAAGGCAAGTTCATCTGCTCGACGGCTTACGACCTGATCTGATGAAGCCTAAGGAGTACGCCGCCCTGCTGATGCGCACCCAGCCAACCGCCCAGCCTAACTTTCCTGACGACGTCCCTGATGGCTGGGTCAAGACCATCGAGGTCGTGCGTCTCCTAGGTTATAACACCCGGGCAGGCATAGCCCTGCCTCTGGCCCGCATCGTCAAGGCCGGCTACGCTGAACGGAAGACCATTTGCCGAGGTCGGTTCGTTTATCGCCTGTCGCCCAGGTTCAAGACCTGGCCCGCCGCCAAGGCCGCAGCTGAAGCCCTTGAGAAGTTCAAAGCCCCCAAGGGATGGGTCACCCTCTCCGAGTACGCCCGCAAGCACCGGCGCACCGTCCGCGGCATCCAGTACCGCATCGACGGCACCTCCATCCCTGTCCGCATCCTCCGCAATCCGCGGAGCGTCCCTTACTACCGCCAGTCCGACCTAGACCGCGTCCTACGCAAAGCATCTTGACCACGGGCACCCACGCCCCCAAACCCCAACCCTCTCTTCCACATGATCCCGCCGAATAACGTCGCAGCGGAACGCCACCTCCTCGGCGTCCTGCTACGCGAAGCCCTCCCCCTTCCACCTGAACTGAAGCCATCCGACTTCTTCGAGCCCGTCCACGTTGACATTTATTCGGCCGCCCTGTCCCTAAGCGACGCCGGCATCCGGGCAGACGAGCATACCGTAAGCCAGAAGCTGCGCGAGATGAAGTCTAAGGTGGAGGCCGCAACCGTCTCGCTCCTAGTCAGTGACTCAGGCTTCGGCGAGTATCGACCAGAGCACGTCGACCTGATCACAAGCGCCGCCCTGCTACGTCAGGCAGCAGTCGCCGTTGCGAACGCCACCGACCCAGACACCCTCCTTGAACATTATGCCCGCTTATCCGAAGAGCGCAAGGGGCGTAAGGTCAAGGTCGGGCCTGCCCGCATGGACTTCGACGCCCTTATGTCTTTTAAGCGCAAGGAAGACCCGACTTGCGTCCTTGGTTCTAACCGATGGCTCTGCAAGGGTGGCTCCATGCTCATCGTCGGCCAGTCCGGCACGGGCAAGTCGTCCCTGATGATGCAGGCCGCCGTGCTTTGGTGCATGGGCCGTGACTTCTTCGGCATCAAGCCTACTAAGCCTCTTCGTGCTGTAGTGCTTCAGGCCGAGAACGACGCGGGCGACATCTCCGAAGCATTGCAGGATGTAATTGCCGGGGCATACCTAGACAGCGACGAGAAGGCCACCCTACGCGATCACCTCGCCATCTTCCGTGACACCGTTTCCACAGGAACGACCTTTACCGCCGCCCTTCGTCAGCTCATCATCGACCAACGCGCCGACATCGTCTTCATCGACCCGTTGCTTTCCTTTGCGGGCATCGACGTCTCCGATCAGGAGCAGGCGTCCAAGTTCCTGCGCCATGACCTTGCGCCCATCCTCCTCGAGACAGGCGCCGTCCTCGTGGCCATGCACCACACCGGGAAGCCCAAGGCCGCCTCCGACAAGGAAGGCCACACGGTCGCCGACCTAGCCTACGCGGGCCTCGGCTCCTCCGAGTTCACCAACTGGTTCCGCGAGGTCGCCGTCCTCTTCCGCTGCCAGGGCGAAGAGCCGATCTACAAGTTCGGCCTGACCAAGCGCCGCGGCCGTGCCGGTCTCAAGGACTCAAACGGTCAGTTCAAGCCCGAGATTAACATTCGCCATTCGGCCGACAAAGAGGTCATCCGATGGGAATATGCCCATACCCCAGCCGAGGTGTCCCAGCAGGATGCCGTTTCCAGCCCCGCCAAGGGGTCTTCTGGTCAGTCTAGCCCCTATTGAGGGGTAAGACCGCCCTAAACAATCAAAACGCCTTACAAGCCAAGCCAGACCCATGAACCCACCCACCCGACCAGACAAGTTGCAAGACAACTCGCAAGACAACATAGTATCAGTAGGGAATATACATTCCCTACATGATACACGCAGATGCCTTTGCGTCGCTTACGCTCGCTCGGCCCTGCGGTTTTTTCTGCAAGCAATTTGACCACCATGAGCAATCCAAGCAGACCGAGAAAACGTAAGTTGACCGAGGCACGGAGGAGGCACCTGATCGCGGAGAAGCAGAAGTTCGCCGAGAAATGGCTGACCGATAAGCCAGGTATGCTCAGGCGCTGCGCAGCTGGAGGCGAGGCCACCGCAGACAAGGCTAAGGACAGAAGGCAAACGCTTGTGGATTGGCTATCCACTATGCCTCCTCGCATGACTAAGGCTCACCTAATCAAGGAGTTTCAGGCACGCATGGTCGCTAACAGAAACGTCAAGGCTCGTTCCCTCGTCGAGAAGATGAGGCTCTACGGAAAGATTAAGTACGACGAAGCCACCGGCCTTTGGATTAACATGACCAAGGCATAACCTTTGCCACTTGCCCGCTGAGTAATATCCTTTCCACTAAACCTAGTGACCAAGGCAAGCATCAATGACCTCAGCGCTCCCGGCAAGGAGGCTAAGTCGTTTGACGCGTGGTTCTTCTCACAGCCTAAGAAACTCCAGGAGAAGATGAGGGAGAACGGCGTGCTGCCCTACCGCGAGATGTCGCAGTCTCGGCACGTCTTCCAAGTGGACGCCAATCATCCGGCATGGTCGACGCGTGACGGGGACAACCTGCGTAAGGAGAGAGAGGCGTTCATCAGTAGAGACCATGTCGGCGTCATGCTCAAAGGGTTCATCGATGCGCTGGCCGCGACCGACAGCTTCCCCTTCCGTCGTCACGTCGAGACGGTACGCTGGGCGTTGTCATTGCCCGGATGCCTGGACTCCCGCACGATCGGGAGGATGTACGGACGCTCCCACTTCTGGCTGCGTAGTCGGGCCAAGGAAATCCAACGCGCCGTGAACTCTGACGCGTGCGGAATGTTTCCTCATGTGAATGCCAGACGCGACAAACATAAGCCTTTAAAATGAAACAAAGAGTATCTCCAGATAAGCGCTCTAAAGGGCTTCAATACTATCACGACAACGCTGATAAGTTACGTCCATTGGCCGCTGCTAGGGCCAAGGCTTACTACCACAAGAATAAGGCTAAGAAGCTAGGGCAAAACGCTTCATGGAGAGATAGGAACAAGGAAGCCCATGAATCTATGAAGAAAGCATGGAACAAGCGCCGTTTCTTTTACAACAAAGCCATGTTGCTTAAGGCGCAAAAGCGAGGCGCAGTCTGCTTCGAGACGACTCAGCAACTGGCCCGAGGCTTGATGTTCCAGTGGATTAAGCAGCGCGGTCGATGTGCCCTTACTGGCATCAAGCTAGATCGTACTGCCAACGCTGACCACATCCTGCCAGCGTGTAAGGGTGGAACGGACAACAGTAATAACTTTCAATGGCTGACGCCGGAGGCCAATCACTTCAAAGGATCGCTTACTGTGGAGGAATTGGCACATATGTGCCGCCTAGTGCTGGGAAACCTTGAAAAAAGGAATCTCTTTGACCCCCGCCCCCTTCACGCGTGGCCCGACACCACGGAGGTTTTTCGTGGGGTCACCGTGCGAAAACAGGCCGTTTAACAAACCATGGCTCTAACCAACTCAGAACTGGGTTTGGCGCTCGGCGTCACGGCGCAACGCATCTCGGTCCTTCGACGCGAAGGTATGCCGACGGACTCCATCGACGCGGCTCGGGCGTGGCGGGAAGCCCGGGCGAACGTGCAACGTGCCGCGGCACCGAAGGCCGCACCGGCGCAGCTCGACGACGGCTCCTTGGCTGACACGATCGGCGAACATCGGACCTTGGTCAGTCGGGCCCGCGGAGTCTGGCAGGCCGCGATGGAAGGGGGCGACCCGAACCAGGGGAAGTACCAGTCGAGTTATAACGCCTCGCTCAAAACGCTGGTGGCCCTCGAGGAAGAGCAGGAGCGTCGCCTCATCCTCACGAAGGACTTCATCTCGGCGAAGGAAGCGACCGAAGCCATGCGCGACATGACCGCCGGCATCGTCAACCGACTCGACAAACTCGCCCTCGATGTGGCAGAAGGATGTAACCCCGAAAACCCGGCGAAGGCGGTGAAAGTTCTCGAGGCTTGGGTGCGCCGCGTGAAGGCAGATTTATCTACCCATGACGAAGCGTAAGCCCAAGTCACGCCGTAAGCCGATGCCGAAGCCTTCGCGTCCGTTCAAGCGCAAGCCGAAGAAGTGGTCGGAGTTGTCTGACGAGCTGTATCGTCTGCTCAAGGAGGCAGGGCTGTATGAATAAGTCCGACCTGCTCCGCATCGGTCGGGATGTCCTGCGTCCGTCAGACTCGGGTGACGTCGTCGAGTGGCTGGAGTCCAACGTGCTCGCCATCCCCGACTCACCGATGCCCGGGCCGTTCAGGTCCGAAAGAACTCCGTGGGTCGCCGAAGCCCTACGCATCGCCGCCGATCCCGAGACGAAACTCCTCACCGTCCTCGCCAGCATCCAATCGGGCAAATCCCTCTTCGCCCGCCTGCTGACCTGCCACATCATCGCCAACGCTCCCGGCCCGACGATGGTCCTTCAGGCCACGGACCCCGAGGCCAAGGACTTCGCCCTGCGCTACCTTCGCCCGGTCTGGAACAACTGCCCGCCCGTGAAGGCGCGTCTTTCGGGCGACGACCTCGACAGGTCCACGACCGCCGACTTCGACCGCATGACGCTTTACTGCCGCGGCATCTGGAACGAGGCCAACCTTCAGCGCCTATCGCTTCGATATACAATTGCAGACGAGTGCTGGATGGCACCGCCCGGACACTTGGCCGAACTGAGCGCGCGCGTGACGGCGTTCGGCTGGATGGGCAAACGCATCTTCTTATCCCAGGGCGGACGGGCTGGGCAGGAGTTCCATCAGCTGCACGAGACGACCGACCAACGTGACTGGAATATGCGTTGCCCGAAGTGCGACCACCTTCAGCCGTGGGTCTGGGAGCAGATCAGATTCCCCGAGGACGCCAAGTCGACCGGCACATGGGACTTGCACAAGGTCAGCGTGGGCACGACCTACGAGTGCGCTGCCTGTCGGACGCATCTGCCCGACACGAACGCTTCCCGCCTAGAGGCCAACGCCAGGGGAACCTTTGTCGCCACATCAGTAGCCGCCAACTCCGGGCATATCGGCCTGCATTGGAACAGCCTTGCGACGATGAGCTGGGGCGAGCTGGGCGTGCTGATGCTCAAGGCCAAGGAAGCCAACGACCAATACGGCGACGAAGAGCCGCGGCGCATCTTCAAGCAGAAGCGGCTGGCCATGCCCTGGAGCGAAGAGGGCGGCGAGATGGTGGCGCTGGCCGAGGCCGCCAACTACAAGATGTCCGACCCTTGGGACGCCGAAGCGGCCATCACCCCGAAGGCCCGCGTGGTCGACCAGAAGGACGCCGTGCCCGGGAGCATCCCTTTCCGCACGGCAGGCGTGGACGTTCAGCAGAAAGGTGGACAGCACTTTTGGGTCACCATTCGCCGATGGGCAAAGACAGGCCACAGCCGTCTGATGGCTTTCGCCAGAAAAGAGACATGGAATGACGTTCAAGAGTTTATCAAGGCCAATGGGGTCCATGATGCCCTCGTACTCGTGGACTCAGGAGACAACACGGTTGAAACGTACCGCGAGACGGCAAAGCGTAACTGGAAAACCGCTAAGGGCTCAGGCAACGAGGACTTTGCCGTAACGGACAAGTCAGGCAACACGACCCGCCGCTTCTACTCTGAGAAACAATACATAGTTGTTCCTGGATTAAATGGGAAGCGTGCGACCCTCATCGTTCATTCAGTGACATCTGGCAAGGATTTGCTCCACGGCCTCCGGGCTAGAAAGGTGTGGTCATATGCCATTGATGCCTCACCCGATTACGTCGAGCAGCTTAACTCCGAAGTTCGCGTCAAGGACCGACGGACAGGTAAGCCAATGTGGATACTCCCGCAGGGTAAGCGCGACAATCACAGCCTTGACTGCGAAATCCTCGCCCTTCTGGCCGCGGTCCGCTGGGGCATCGCTGGGCGGGAAACCGCCGAAACCAACTTGACGGCTGAATGACCCTTGGCAACCTATCTTCAAGGGTACGGCGTTTAGTGTTGTGGGTGGAAGAGACTCATGGCGTGGGCTGGGCGTCGTACCCCCCTTTCGCCTTCCATTGCAGGCATATCTAAATGGCCTCTGGACTCTTTATCGGACTTACGGAGTGCGAACTCCTCGACATCAAAGCCAAGGCGGTCGCCATGATCACCGAGGGAAAGACTCTCATGAGTTACAGCGACAGCGGTTCGAGTGCCAGCCGCCAGATGGTTCTACCCGCCAAAGAAATGTTGAGCGAGGCCCTGTTCGCCCTCAGCCGCCTAGACCCTGCCACCTACGGCGTCCGTCGCACGATCATCTCGACCGACTGGCAGAACCGTCAGGACTAACTTTCCATGGCCACCCGCAAGAAGATTCCGACCGTCAGCCTGCGTCCCTCCAAGACGCCCAAGGCCATGCCAGCCGCCGCCCCGCAGCCGCAAGCCTCCTACGGCGATTGGCAGAGCATCGGCGTGACGCGTGCCCGCCGTGCGGCCTACGGCGCCGAGCCTCGTGACCTTCGCCGTGACCTGACCCCTTACGACCGCCTGACGATGGTCCGCAAGTGCCGCTGGGCGGAACGCAATTCCGGCCTGTTCAAGCAAATCCTCGCCGACATCTGCCTCTATACCGTGGGCGACGGCATCAAGCCCCAGAGCCACGCGTCGACCCCTGAGATGCAGGAACGATACGAGGCGTACTTCGCCGAGAAGGCCAAGCGCATCGACATCACGAACCGCTTTAGTTTCTATCAGGCTCAGTCCATCCTTCTCCGCGGCATGATCCGCGACGGTGATTCCTTCGCCGCCAAGGTGCGTAACGGCGCCGGGGAGGCCAAACTCCAGCTGATGGAAGCCCACCGCGTCGGCGACCCTCTCGAAGGCAAGGTGCCCGAGGGTATGCACGACGGCATCCAATTCGGTCCGTTCGGCGAATACATCGCCGTCAACATCTACCGTTCCGACGGCTCGTCCCGCCAGATCCTCGCCCAGTCGATGATGATGGTCGTGGACCAGGAGTACGCATCCGGCGCCCGTGGCGTACCCCTGCTTCAACATTCGGTCAACACTATCCAGGATGAAATGGAACTCCTAGCGCTGGAGAAACAGGCGTGTAAGGACAACGGTGACGTAAATCGTGTAATCACAAAGGCAGGTGGCGTTCTTGACTCTGACATGGCCGGAGAACTGGGCAACACCAGTGGCTCTTCGTACTCCAACCTCGCCAACACGATGGGCGGAAAATTGATTGTTCTTGAACCTGGTGAGAGCATGACGTCCTTCCAGAGCAACCGCCCCAACGCCACCTTCACCGGCTTCCTCGCGGCGCTGGAACGCGACATCTCCCAGGGCGTCCTGCCTTACGAGTTCGTCGGCGACTCCTCCAAGCTGGGCGGCGCCACCGTCCGCCTGATCACCGCCAAGGCTGGCCGCGTCTTCTCCAAGTATCAGTCCATCATCATCGAGAACTTCTGCGTCCCGACGTGGGGTTACATCATCGGCCAAGGCATCGCCGCCGGCGAAATCCCTGACGACCCGGATTGGAACCGCGTATCCTGGACCACTCCGAAGTCTGTCACCGTCGACGCTGGCCGTGAAGCCGCGAACGACCGGGCTGACGTAGAGATGGGCCTGCTCTCCATGTCCGAACTCTACGCCCAGCGCGGCCTAGACTTCCGCACCGAGATGGACAAGCGGGCTTCCGACATGGTCCACATCAAGGACTTGGCCGCCAAGTACGGCATCCCGTTCGAACTGCTGTTCCGTCCGTCCAACACCCCGGTCGGCACGATCAGCGGGGACGTCGAGGAAGGCCCGGAAGCCCCGCAGGCTGAACCCGCAGAGGACGACATCGATGATGACGACTCCGACGTGACCCCCGACCAACCCGCTTCCTAATTTCATTATGCGTTTCCTCACCAACGGACTGTCGGGCCGCGAGCCCCTCCTCATCGACCCGACCAAGGCGAAAGACCACGCTGTCCTCGCCGAGAAGTTCGGCTTCACCGATATGCTCGCCCAGCTCTTCGGCGTGGCCCCTAAGCCCTACGTCGTCGACGGCATCGGCATCATCCCGGTCGTCGGTGTGATTGGCAAGGGACTCTCGCCCCTCGAAAAGATGATGGGCGCCGTGGATGTGAACGAAGTCTCCGAAGCCCTCGACGCGTTCGCCGCCAACCCCGAGGTCGAGAAGGTCGCCCTGCAAATCTCTTCCCCTGGCGGCACGGTCACCGGCGTCGAAGAGCTCGCCAACAAGGTCCGCAACTTCGGCAAGCCTACCCTCGCTTACACGGACTCCGAGATGGCGTCCGCCGCCTATTGGATTGGTTCCGCTGCCGACCGCGTAGTCGCCAGCCCGTCCAGCACCGTCGGAAGCATCGGCGTCTACATGGCCATCCCTGACTACTCCGAAGCCGCCAAGATGGCTGGTATCAAAATGGTCGTCATCAAGTCCGGCAAGTTCAAGGGCGCCGGCATCGAAGGCACGTCCCTTGACGAAGGCCAACTCGGCAACCTTCAGGCCGGGGTCGACACGATCCACGCCGAGTTCAAGGAAGCCGTGAACATGAAGCGCAAGATGGTTAAGGCCGAAGCCATGGAAGGCCAGGTCTTCTCCGGCAAGCAGGCCGCCGCCCAGGGATTGGTCACGGGTCTGGCTGACTCCTTCAACGACGCCCTGCGTTCGTTCTAATTCCATAAACAGCATATTCAAGATGACCATCGAAGAGCAACTCCTCGCCGCCACCGCCGCCGTCTCTGGCCTCACCGCCGAACGCGACGACCTCCGCACGACTGTGGAAAAGATGACGGTCGGCGTCTCTGCCGAACTCGAAAGCCTCAAGGTCGAAGCCGCGTCCAAGGACGCCAAGCTCGCCGAGCTGACCGCCGCCCTCGAAGTGGCCGTCAAGGAGTCCGAGTCCTTCAAGGCCCTCGTCGAGCAGCACGAGGCCACCAAGGTCAGCGCCTCCAAGGAAGCCGCCAAGATCGTGGCCTCCGTCGGCGTGTCCCCGGTCGAACTCAGCCCCGCGGATGGCAAGCCCACCGCCGAGGCCGTCGACCACCTCGCGACCTTCATGTCCCTCCCTGTCGGCAGCAAAGAGCGTAACGCTTACTTCGCCGAACACCGCAACGCCATCATCAAGGCGTGCATCTAATTTCCCCCTAACCTCAATCTCCTAAAACACACATATGGCTAACTCCATTGCTAACGCTCCGGCTATCCTCGCGGAAGCCGTCATCGCTTCCCTCAAGGGCAAGCTCCCGTCCCTCCGTGCCTTCTCCAGCGTCTTCACCGCCGCTGAGTCGGGTGCCGGAGCCACCGTCCAAGTTCCGCTAATCGGCGTCTCCACCGCAACGGAGTTCGGTTCCGGCGGATACCTGACCCAGGACGACGCGACGATCACCGCCGCCAACGTCACCCTGAAGCACTTCAAGGTCTCGTCCCGCTTCTCGCCCCTTAACGTCAAGTCGTACGGCGCGCAGTTCCTCTCGAACGCCTTCGTCCCGACGGCCTCCAACGCCCTCGCTGAAAAGTGCCTCGCTGAAATCGGCGCCCTCATCCTGAACGCCAACTACGCTTCCTCGGTGAACACCGGCGCGGCCCTCACCTACGCTGAAGTCGTCACCGCCAAGGGCGTGCTCGACGCCGCCAAGGCCGCTGAACCCCGCGCGTTCATCCTGAACCCGACCTACGCTAACGGCCTCCTCGGCGACGCGACCATCATCGGCAACTCCGTCCTCGGCGCCGGCATCCTGACCTCCGGCCAGATCGGTACCCTCGCTGGTGCCGCCGTCTACCAGTGGAACAGCCTCCCGACGAACAGCGAAGACCTCGCTGGCTTCGCCTGCGGCGCTGACGCTATCGCTGTGGCCTCGGCCCTCCCGATGTCGGAAATCCCTGGCTTCGAAGTCGCCAACGCTGTCGACGCGGACACCGGCCTCGGCGTCCAGATCCTCATGGGTCAGGAACAGTCCGGCTTCTACAACGTCACCGCCACGCTGCTCTTCGGTGCCGCTGTCGGTCGCGCGACCTCCCTGCACCGCCTCAAGACCGCCTAATAGCGGTCCAAGGTTCAAACGAGGCTCCCAGCAATGGGGGCCTTTTTTGTGCCCTAATCCAATCCGGGCAAGTATAGGATGAGCCTCTACGGAACCGAGTTTCTTAATGACGCCAAAGAGATGGTCGCGGACTTTGGCGTGGCCGGGTCGGCCAACTCCGGGGCCATCACCTTCTCCTGCCTCATCTCCGACCCCGCGGTCTCGACCGTGCTCGAAGCAGGGGGGTATATGGAACGGACCCAGTACTCGGTCAGGCTCCCCGC